AGAAGAAGCAAAGCGTGTTCAAAGTCGTCGTAAGCCTCCAGAACAGGAGCCGAAGCAACAACAGCAACCGCAACCGCAGCAGCAACAGCAACCGGCTCCTAGAGCTGACCCACGAGCAGAAAAGTGGGCGGAGAAGAATGAATGGTTCGGCGACGACAACACAATGACGTTTGCTGCATATGGGATACACAAACAACTCGTTGACGAAGCATTTGACCCGACGAGCGATGACTATTATGATGAGCTAGATAAACGAATTCGAGGGGAGTTCCCTCACAAGTTTTCAGATACCGGGGCTAAGCGACGAACCGCCCAAACTGTCGCTGGCGTATCCCGCACAAGTTCGTCAAACGGGCGCAAACAGGTAAAACTCACACCAAGCCAAGTCGCTATTGCGAAGAAATTAGGTGTGCCACTCGAAGAATACGCGAAATATGTCAAATAAGGAGACGATTATGACTGCTAAGAAACAAGGTTTTGAAGGTATCGATCGTGCTCCTCGCGCTAAAGACAGCAGGGAGAAAGAGCAACGGCGTAAGCCTTGGGCTCCCCCATCCATGTTAGAGGCACCGCCTGCACCCGAAGGGTACAAGCACCGGTGGATACGTACAGAGGTTCGTGGTTTTGACGACCGCAAGAACATTTCTGCGCGCATGAGAGAAGGATATGAGCTTGTAAGAGCTGATGAATACCCTGATTTCGAAGCACCGGTAGTAGATTCAGGTAAATATGAAGGTGTTTTTGGCGTTGGAGGACTTTTACTCGCACGCATTCCATTAGAAACCCTAGCGGAAAGATCCGACTACTTTGCCGGAAAAACGCAGGATCTTATGGATGCTGTCGATCACGACATGATGCGAGAAAATGCTCACTCAACCATGGCGATTAATAAACCCGATCGTCAATCTCGTGTAACTTTTGGTGGCTCTAGAAAGAATTAAGCCGCCCCTTTAGGAGAAATACAGCATGGCAAATCAAGCAACTGCCTATGGTCTTCGCCCTATTGGACTTGTTGGTAGCGGTGTAAATAGTACGGGTGTTACCCAGTATGAAATTGCCTCTAACAACACCAATACTATATTCCAGTATAGTATTTGTACCCCTACATCGGCCGGTACTATCGACCAAGCAGGGGATACAGCAGGCGGCACTGTCGCCGCATTGGGAGTCCTAATGGGTGTTGAGTATGTTGATTCGGTTTCAAAGAAGCCTATATGGATTAACTATTGGCCCGGTTCTGGTAGCGTCAGCGTGGATACTAACTATCCTGTTAAAGCTTTCGTAGCAGATAATCCGAATCAATTGTTTCAGGTTTCTACCGATGCAACCTTTACAGACAGAGCAACTGCTCTAACTGCCGTTTTCAGTAACGCTTCTTTGGGCACTTCTGCCCGAACGGGTGCTACGGCTAATGGAAACTCCAATTCTCAGTTTAACGTTGCCTCTGTAGCTAATACAGCAACGTTACCGTTGAGAGTTGTTGGAATTGTTGACGATGAAGCAAATAGCGATTACACAGCAGCGGGTATCCCGATGATTGTGCGTCTAAATGCTCACGCCAACGCTAACGCCGGTGGTTTTGATTCACAAACCACTGCCATAACCACAGGCATTTAAGAGGGCTAAATCATGGCTATATCTCGCGCACAACTAGCGAAAGAGCTGGAACCCGGACTAAATGCTTTGTTCGGTTTAGAGTACGATCGTTATGAAAACGAGCACGCAGAAATCTTCGAAGAAGAGTCTTCTGATCGTGCATTCGAAGAAGAAGTAATGTTGTCAGGATTTGGCACGGCCCCCGTTAAAAATGAGGGTAATGCCATATCGTTTGATGACGCGCAGGAGACTTACACTGCACGTTATACACACGAGACCATTGCTTTGGCATTCAGCATTACTGAAGAAGCGGTTGAGGACAATCTTTATGATCGTCTTGCAGCCCGCTATACACGCGCTCTTGCACGCTCAATGTCTCAAACTAAGCAGATTAAAGCTGCTTCAGTCTTGAACAATGCGTTCAATACAGCAGTGCCTGTAGGCGATGGTGCGGCACTTTGTTCCGCAGCTCACCCTTCATTGTCTGGCAACCAAGCTAACCTTTTGGCTAC